TATAAAACCAGTCGCATTGCAGATGGCAAGAAAAAAACAAAAAAAACTTATGCAAAGGATAATTAGAGCAAATGAAAAGACCGGTCGCTAAACATCTAAACATTCCTAAATACAAGGGTGATTTGTTAAAGGTAATTTCTTACATTGAAAATATTCCTTTGTCTTTGGTCAAAACAAAGTATAATGATGGTAATTGGGAAGCAATTTCACTTCGTGGATACAGTACCGACCCAGGTCATATTTTGAAACCTGGTGTATTGAAAACAGAAGAAACAGACAACACACTACAAGACACAACACTTAGGGCATTGCCAGAGATGGCTGCAATCAATGAAATACTTAAACAGATACCTGCTGAGTTCGAAAGAGTGAGAATCATGCGATTGAAGGCAGGAACAAAGATTGAGAAACATACTGACAAGGTAGACAAGTCAATTGGTTTTGATGATGGGCAAATTGTTCGCATTCATGTGCCAATTAAAACAGACCCAAAAGTTATCTTCTCTCTCTATGAAGGCAAAGACAAGAAAGACTTTTTCTTTGAGACTGGCAACTATTACTATGCCGATGTAACAAAGGCACATGAAGTTCACAATACATGGGATCAGGATAGATTGCATTTAGTTGCCGACTGTTACTCTAACGAAACAATTAGGAATTTAATTTTAGAATGAATATTGCCACACTTGACGATTTCGATGTGATAAAATCTGTATTTGCACCACATCAAAAAACATATTTTCCTCACATTCGTTCCGACTACATTCAACGAAAGATAGAATCAGGCAATGTGATTTATGAAGATGGTGTTGTAATCATCTTTGGTGTCTACAAAAGAAAACAAAAAATTGGTACTCAACAAGCAGAAAGAGGTGATGCACACATTGGTCAAATCGTGGTTCAACAACAAGGCAATGGCAACGCAAAGAAAGTATTGAATAAGTTTTTTACAGAAATGAATACAAAAGTTTGGTTAACAGTTCGAGCAGAAAATACAAGAGCCCGTGCCTTCTATGAAAAGAATGGTATGAAGAATGTTGGTGATATCAATTGGTCGGATGGTAAAATTCCTGGCGTGATATATCTCTATACAAATTAATATGTCAAAATATTTTTACGAAAAGAATACTGAGTTTTTAGAATCGACTGTCAATAAAACATTCGAAGAAATTCTATGGATGTCCAAAGATGATTTTCGTCAATGGGTAATTGATATGCGTAAAGAAGTGGTTTGCCTTTGGGATGAAAAAGGACAACCACCAAGAGTTGGGTATAACGAACAAGAAATCATTGACCAATTCAATGAGATGACTTCTTTTCCTATTCACAAGTTTTTGGTGAAAGATGAATTAACTGGTGATGAAGATGTGATTCGTAACACAAGTGTGGTTGGCAATGCAGTCAATCAATGGTTTCCTACCATGATGAAAACTCGCATCAACTATACCAAAGATGTTGAGAAAGGTAAATCAATCTATGATTACTTTGCCAAAGATGAATTGTTAGAGACATTTGTTACCTATGCATCACGACATTTCAAACGAGATTCATTCTACCATCATTCTACGCCTGTTAAGATTGATGAAGTAATTGAACTTGGTAGTTTACAATTCAAAACTTCAACCGTAGAAAAATTTGTTGAGTGGTTTGAAAAGTTTGCTCGTTCTTATGACACACATGATTATTGGTTCGAACCTAACTCTGGTGAGAACGAATATACTGGCTACAACGAAGACCTAAAGAATCAAAAGTATATGCTCATCACAAAAGATGAGTTATTGAAACTAAATGTGCCGAATGGTTGCAAAACAAACATTGAACACAAAGATGCACAAATATTTCGTGTTCGTCTTTACAAGAAAGGACAAAAAGTATTTCCTGTTGGACTTAAAGCCTTCCGTGTATCATTTTGTCAGTATGCAGTAAACTTTCCACCATTGACTGCCAAGTATCTGTATGAGAGATACACCGAACATTTTAAGACACAAGAACAAATCAACATCTATGATCCATCTTCTGGCTGGGGTGGTAGATTACTCGGTGCAATGTCGATTGATGATGAACGAAATATTCATTACATTGGCACCGATCCAAACACAGACCACACCACAACAGAAGGCAGAACAAAATACCATGAATTCGCAGATTTTTTTAATACCAAAACCTATCGTGCTACAGGTTTGTTTCCAAAGACCCATACTTATGAAATCTACCAACTTGGTTCAGAAGAAATTCATAACAATAAAAGTTTTCAAAAATACAAAGGCAAGTTAGATTTAATCTTTACATCACCTCCATATTTTGCGAAAGAGGCATATAGTGAAGATGAAGAGCAGTCTTATAAAAAGTTTTCACAATACGATTCTTGGCGAGAAGGTTTTCTTCGTAAGACATTGGAAACATGTGTTGAGTATTTGAAAGAAGACCGATACCTTCTTTGGAATATTGCTGATGCAGCTTTTGGTGGTGATATGTTGCCATTAGAGCAAGATTCAATTGACATTCTTACAGGTCTTGGTATGGAATATAAAGGCAAGTTAAAAATGTCCCTTGCACAAATGCCTGGTGGTAATCGTGTTGATTCTGAAACTGGTCTGCCCAAGGCAAAGAATTTTTGTAAAGTCAATGGCATGTGGCTAAAATACGAACCCGTTTTCGTATTCTATAAACCAAAGTGAGTATTCACTAACTTACTGGTAATATTACCGCACAATAAAACCCCATACAGTATAATGAATATATAGGGTTTTTTCTGTATCTTTTTTACAACAAATGTGCTTGACAATTGCCTTTTTTTCTGTTATAATGATTAAATAATAGTGAATGGAGTATTATACATGTCTTTTACTGCCGAACAAAAATCGCAATTAGCTAAACTGCTTGCGACTGAAAATCTTACGGTTCAACACCAAAAGATTCGCACCGCAAAGTTTGATCCAACTAATCGTGTTCTCTATCTTCCTATCTGGCAAAACATGTCAGGTGCCATCTATGACCTTCTTGTTGGTCACGAAACTGGTCATGCACTCTATACTCCGCCAGAAGGTTGGCATGATGCAATCGTAAAAAATGCCAAAGGCAAATACTACAAAAACTTTCTGAATGTGGTCGAAGATGCCCGTATCGAAAAGAAAGTTCAACGCAAATATCCTGGTCTCAAAAAACAATTTGTTACTGCATATGCTGATTTAATCAATCGTGATTTCTTTGGCACTAAGAGCCGTGATGTAAATGAATTGTCTTTTATTGACCGACTCAATGTATTCAGTAAATCACAATGGATGAATACCAGTATTCGATTCTCTGCTAAAGAGAAAGACCTTGTTGACCAAGTTCGTGCCGTAGAAACATGGGATGATGTTGTCCGTGTTACTGGTGCCGTGTTCGATTATTCCAAAGAAGAACAAAAAGAAATGCAATTGGAACAATTCGAAGAAATGATAATGAATGGTTACGGTGAAGATGAAGAACAAACCGATGACTATGATAGTTACGATGACTATGATAGTGATACCGATTTATCTGAAGAACCCGATGAGTCTCGTGATGCTTCTGGTGATGCTGGCGAAGGCGAACAAGGTGACAATGGTGTTCAAAGTAACTCTGATTTTGATGAGAGTACCGAAGAACAATTGCATGATGATTCGGTGCAATCACAATTCAATCGATACAAACAATCGAAAGAATCATGGGAAGACCAATTTACTCCTAAGTGTGAGACTGACCAACAGTTTCGCCGCAATGAAGATGCATTGCTTGATGAGGCTTGCAAAGATGTTGTTTATGTTACGATTCCAAAACCAATTTTGAGTAACATCATCACACCTGCAAAACGAGTCCACGAATTGCATGACAGTTATGTGCGTGAGTATGTTAGAGAATCTTGGTTGAATCCTAATCTTGCTTCTGAATTATTGCAACAATTCAAAAATCGAAACGACCGATACATTGGTCTTCTTGCCAAAGAATTTGAAATGCGTAAGGCTGCTCGTTCATACAGTAAGGCAAAAGTTTCTGATACTGGCGACATTGACATTAACAAATTGGCATCATACAAATTTGATGACAATATTTTCCGTAAGATTATGAGTGTGCCAAAAGGCAAATCTCACGGTCTGATTCTGTTACTCGACAAGTCTGGTTCAATGTCTAAAAATATGCCTGGTTCGATTGAACAGATTCTTGTGCTGACAATGTTCTGCCGCAAAGTGAACATTCCGTTTATTGTTTACGGTTTTGGTGGTTCGGCACCTGTTAAGTATATTGATGTTGATTTTGATAGAAAAACTCAAAAGCTTGAACAATGTTTCACAGAAAACGAAAACGAACTTCAATTTGCAAGTGTTTATTTGCGTGAGTATCTAAACTCTAAAATGTCAAATGCAGAGTTTACGAAGGCAACAAAACATATGCTTCTCATTAAAGAATCATTTGAGAGTGATGCTTCTGGTCGTTATAGTCGAAGTCGTTGTTATCGATTTGCAACCGAAGATTTGTCAAACACACCTTTGACTGAAGCTCTGGTTGCAACTGCTGAAATTATGAAAGATTTCAAACAGAAAAACAATCTTGACATTACCAATCTTGTGATTGTGCATGATGGTGATGCCGACTTCCATAATTGTTTTGTAAAAACAAGAGTTGGTTACGATGGCAAAGAATTTAAGAGTGGTGCTTACTTTATGCATCGTGATGTAAATTACTTTTTGACTGATGCAAAGAATAAGTTTACAGGCAAAATTACTTCAGACAATAATACTGTTTTCGTGAATGTGATAAATTGGTTCAACAAAGTAACTAATTCGAAAGTGTTTGGTTTCTTTATCTGTGATACAACTCGTGGTTCTGCCAAGTTTGCAATTGAAAATCATTACTATGTTGATGATAAACCTTTGGGTGATTTACGGGCTACAAATTGGTTTGCCTACAAAGAAACACTTACGAAGAAACAGAAAGAATTGCGAAGTGAAAAATTTCTAGAATCTAAGTCACCTGGTTATGGTTCGTTCTTCCTGATTGCAGGCGGCAATCAACTAGAAACCGATGAAGAAGAAATTGAAGTAAAAGGTAAACAGACTACCAAGTCATTGGTAAAAGCATTTACTGAATTCAACAAAAAGAAGGCAGTCAATCGTGTGCTTGTCTCTAAATTCATACAGGGCATTGCTGCCTAAGTGTTGTATTTGTGCAACATGGGATGCTTGACAAACATCCTCTTTTCTGATATAATGATCGTATAACAATCGTGATAGGAGTTTTATATTATGTCTAGTCGTGCCGAACTCAAACAACAATTTATTGATGCTCTTATTTCTACTGGTAAGGGTACTATTACCCGTACCGAACTGAAAGAGATTGCAACAAAAATTGGTCTTGGTTCTGTAGGGTTCTTTACCAAAGAAGAATCGAATCGTGTCGGTCGTGGTAAGTACCGAGTTCCTTCTACCGCAATTTCAATGCAAGGGCAAGTAATTCAAATGCCAAAACAACAAGTAGAAAAATCTGGCAGTCGCATTCAAAATGTGACTACGGCTCTAGATGAAACAAATTTGGTGCCTGCACAATACAAAAACTATGTGCCGTTTGGTAACTACGAAGATGTTTTGTCCATCGTAATGGCGAATCGTTTCTTTCCTGTTTTCATTTCTGGTCATTCTGGTAATGGTAAAACAATGTCTATCGAACAGGCTTGTGCCAAGGCAAAACGCAAATTCGTTTGTGTATCAATGACACCTGAAACCGATGAGAGTGATTTGCTTGGCAACTATGTTCTCATTGATGGTAATATGGAGTGGCGTGATGGTCCTGTGACTACTGCTGCTCGACAAGGTGCCGTTCTCTGCATCGATGAGATTGATTATGGTGCTCAAAATCTTTCCAGTCTTCAGCGAGTGCTCGAAGGCAAACCATTTATGTTGAAGAAGAAAGGCGAAGTAATTACACCGGCGCCTGGCTTTACTGTGTTTGCGACTGCGAATACAAAAGGTAAAGGTTCTGACGATGGTCGTTATATGTTTACCAATGTGTTGAATGAGGCTTTTCTCGAACGCTTTCGTACCACAATGGAACAAGACTTTCCTCCTGCCAAGACTGAACGCAAAATCATTGAGAAAGAACTGGTATCTGCCGGTCGTGCTGACGATGACTTTGCTGAGAAACTTGTTACTTGGGCAGATGTTATTCGTAAAACATTCGCTGATGGCGGTTGCGATGAAGTGATTTCTACTCGCCGTCTTGTGCATATCGTAGAAACCTATGGTATCTTTGGCGATAAGATGAAGGCAATTACTCTCTGTCTAAATCGTTTTGATGACGATACCAAAATGTCATTCATTGACTTGTATACCAAAGTTGATGCGGGTGCTACTGCCGAAGAAATTTTGGCACCTGTAGTTGAACCCGAAGAAACAAAGGTAGAAATGCGTAGTGAAGAAGAACAACCTTTTTAATTAGTGGTCGGCACTTTGACCCATCGGTAACGATGGGTCTTTTTTTAATTACTACCGAAGTAAGTGTTGACATACACATAAAAGTATAATATAATTGTAACAAGATTTGAGAGAACGGTCGCCTCTCAAATGATTTTTTAACTGCGGCCTTTTTAATCTTTATGGAGTATTTCGTAATGTCTGTTAAATCTAAAGTCCTTTCTTATCTGTCGAAAGATTCTTCTTACAACACCCTGACTGCCAACAAAATGCAGTCGATGTTCGGTGCCGCCAATCCTTCTGCCGTGATTGACGAACTGCGTAAAGATGGTCATGCCATCTATCTGAACACTCGCATCAATGCGAACGGTGAGAAAGTTTCTTTCTATCGCCTTGGCACTCCTACCAAGCGCATGATTGCTGCTGGCATTCGTGCTCTGCGTGAGAACGGAGTCCGTGCTTTTGCCTAAAATAGTTTAGAAAAAGCATAGAGGAAGTAATACATATAGGTGTTACTTCCTCTTTTTTCATTTATGGAGTTGTCATGGAAATACAAGTTAAAGTTGAAGATTTGAAAAAGCATAAGGTGTTTGTGGCAACACCAATGTATGGAGGCATGGCACATGGTCTCTATATCAAATCATGCCTCGACCTACAGACCACAATGTCGAAATATGGCATCGAAACCAAATTCTCATTTCTGTTCAATGAATCATTAATTACACGGGCTCGCAACTATCTTGTTGATGAGTTTCTCCGTTCAGATTTTACCCACCTTCTCTTTATTGACTCTGACATTCATTACAATCCACAAGATGTAATTGCAATGCTGGCGTTGAATAAAGATGTAATTGGTGGTCCTTATCCTAAGAAATCAATCAATTGGGGCAATGTCGCCCAAGCCGCAAGAAACCATCCAAAGATGGAACCAAAAGAATTAGAAACTCTTGTCGGTGAGTATGTATTCAATGTTGTAAAAGGCACAAAACAATTCCAAGTTACCGACCCATTAGAAGTTTTAGAAATTGGTACTGGCTTTATGATGGTCAAGCGTGAAGTGTTTGATAAGATGAAAGAAGCTTATCCAATGATTCACTATAAACCTGACCATGTTGGTCAAGCAAACTTTGACGGCACTCGTTACATTCACGCATTCTTTGATACCGTAATTGATACCGCAGATTCAATTACTGGTGGTGGTTCTGACCGTTATCTAAGTGAAGATTATATGTTCTGTCAAATGTGGCGTAAGATTGATGGACAAGTTTGGTTATGTCCGTGGATGAAAACGCAACACATTGGCACTTATGCATTCACTGGTAATATGCCTGCGGTTGCACAATACACAGGAAGATTGTAATGGACGCTGAATATCCAATGCATCCAAATTGGAAAGTTTCATTTACTGGACCAGGTGAGAGTGATTGGAAGATTGATTCAGTAAAGGCATCACAAAATACAACAACTGGTGGTCGTAAGTTCGATGGTGGCAAATTGCAATATGGTCTTGTGCCGCCACTTGCACTCAAAGCTACAGTTGATGTTTTGACATTTGGCGCCGAGAAGTATGAACCGGACAATTGGAAAGTTGTACCTGATTCTAAACGCAGGTACTTTGATGCCCTACAAAGACATGTATGGGCATGGAAAGAAGGTGAACAAATTGATCCAGAATCAGGTAAACATCACCTCGCACATGCACTTTGCTGCTTGATGTTTCTGTATGAACATGATATAATATATTCTGTTGATAAATCTTAATTATGAAAGGTCACTATGAAATTATCAAACGAAACAATTGCTGTATTGAAAAACTTTGGTGCAATCAACCAAGGTATTCTTTTCAAACCTGGTAAGAAACTCAAAACAGTTTCTTCACATAAAAATATTCTGGCAGAAGTTGATATCAAAGAAGATATTCCTGCTGAGTTTGGCATCTATGATTTGAACAATTTTCTGTCGGTCATTTCTCTACATAAAGATGATCCGTCTTTTGAATTCGATGACAAACAAGTTACAATCATTGGCAACAAAGGTCGTAGTAAAATCAAGTATCGTTTTACTCCTGCCAATATGATTGTCACACCGCCAGAGAAACAATTGACAATGCCTAATGCAGAAATCAAATTTGAATTGAAATTTGAAGACTTTGATTGGATCATGCGGGCTGCCAATGTTCTTTCTTCACCACAAATTGCAATTGAATCTGATGGCAAAAAAGTCAACATTGTTACTCTCGACCTGTCAAATGATTCTGCACACACAGACGCACTAGAAATTACAGAAGGCACTGGCAACAAATACAAGATGATTTTCAAAACAGAAAACATTACCAAGATTATGTCTGGTTCGTATGATGTTTCGATTTCATCTAAAGGCATCTCGCATTTCAAAAACAAAACTCTACCACTTCAGTATTGGGTTACAACTGAGGCAGGTTCTAAATTTGAGGCCTCATAATGTTATTATGAATATTGTGAAAGGTTTATATTATGGAACATTTATTGTGGACAGAGAAGTATCGTCCGAAGACAGTAGAAGATTGTATTCTACCAAATCGTTTGAAACAACCATTTCAGGAGTATGTCAATCAGAAACAGATTCCTAATCTGCTTCTAACTGGCGGTGCGGGTGTTGGCAAGACTACAGTTGCCAAAGCACTCTGCAATGAAATTGGTTGTGACTTTATGGTCATCAATGGTTCTGATGAGAATGGCGTTGAAACAATTCGTGTCAAAATCAAAAACTATGCCTCATCTGTTTCATTCTCTGGTGGTCGTAAAGTTATTATTCTAGATGAGGCTGATTATCTAACAACAAACGCACAAGCAATTCTCCGTAATGCGGTTGAAGAATTTGCAAGTAATTGTTCATTCATTTTTACTTGTAACTATAAGAATCGCATCATCGAACCATTGCATTCTCGGTGTGCAGTCGTAGATTTTTCTTTGAAGAATGGCGAGAAGGCCAAGATGGCGGCCGCCTTCTTTAAGAGAATTCAATCAATTCTGCAAAGTGAAAAAGTTGAGTATGAGGATGCTGTAATTGCAGAACTCATCAAAAAACATTTTCCTGACTTTCGTAGGGCAATCAATGAACTTCAAAGATACTCACAATTAGGTAAAATTGATACAGGCATTCTGTCTCAAATTGGTGAAGTATCAATTGAAGAAATCGTAAAGAACATCAAAGATAAAGACTTTGGTTCAATTCGTAAGTGGGTTGCGACACACGAAATTGATTCGTCTACACTCTATCGTAAACTGTATGATGCTCTTTATGATAATCTAAAACCTCAATCAATTCCTCAGGCAGTTATTATTCTTGCTGACTATCAATACAAGGCGGCCTTTGTTGCTGACCAAGAGATTAATACTGTTGCATGTTTGACTGAATTGATGGTATCTTGTGAGTTTGTATGAATGAAATATTTCAAAACACTTGGACATGGATACATGAAGATTTTAGAAGCAATCAATTCCGCTTTGTCGTGGAAGTATTTGCTTGGGCTATTTCTATTGGTTGCAGTATCACTATGGCTCTCACAGTTCCTACCCCACCCCTTCTTATTCTTTATCCTATTTGGATTATTGGTTGTGGCATGTATGCTTGGGCTGCTTGGACTCGTAGTTCTTTTGGTATGCTTGCTAACTATCTTCTTCTTGTTACGATTGACTCGGTTGGTCTCATAAGGATGATTATATGAGTCCTTTCGATTATGTCAAAGAGATTTTGCAGGGAAAGAAGCAACTAATTGTTGATGAATTGACAGAGAAAGAATACTCACCTTTTCTGACAAATCGTAGTCTTTCCTATCATAAAGATTGTATTATGTTCGCAAATGAGATGAACAGACGCCATCATGCCGATAAAAAGCTCCAACATGATTTTCTTATAAATACCGTCAGGTCACAGAAACGACCTTTTGCGAAGTGGGTAAAATCTGAAAAGAGTGATAATATAGAATGTATAAAGACTATCTACGGTTTCTCAGATACTAAGGCCCGAGAGGCACTTTCTCTACTAAGCAAAGAACAAATCCAAGAATTAAAAGAACAAACCAGAATTGGTGGATTAGGGAAATGAAATGGTAGACTTGACTAAATTCATTGAGGTAAGTCTCAATGAACAAGATGATTTTTTGAAGGTGAGAGAGACACTTACTCGTATTGGTGTTTCTTCCCGTAAAGAAAGAGTGCTGTATCAATCGTGCCATATCTTACACAAGCAAGGCAGATATTATATTGTTCATTTCAAAGAGCTGTTTGCCTTGGATGGTAAACCATCGAACATTACAGAGAACGACATACAAAGAAGAAACGCAATTGCTAATTTGTTAGAGGAATGGGGACTGGTAAAGATATTGAATCCTAGACTTTTAGAAGACAATATTGCCCCACTTCATCAGATAAAAATTATATCATTCAAAGAGAAAGATGATTGGGAGTTAGTTGCCAAATATAACATTGGCAAAAAGTCCACTGATTACTAAATAACTGTGCGGCGCCTAATGGGTCGCATTTTGATAACTTGCTTTTTTAAGGAGATAAAACATGACAGTAGGTCGTATTTCTTTTGGGCCACTTGCCCATACAACATTGGGTTTTGAGCGTTTCTTTGATGATGTTGAAAAACTTTTGAGCATGGATGTGACAAAAACAACCCAGTCTTTTCCTCCTCACAATATCATCAAACTAGATGAGACACATTACATTGTCGAACTAGCTGTTGCTGGTTTCAGTAAGAATGAAATCGAAATCACAGCAGAAGATGGTACACTCACAATCAAAGGTGAGAAGAAAGACAAAGATGTTGAAGTGACATATCTGCATCGTGGTATCGGCACTCGTTCATTTACAAAACAGTTGACGATTGCTGACACCGTTGAAGTAAAAGGTGCAGAGTATAAAGATGGTATCTTGCGTGTTGGTTTAGAGAATGTAATTCCTGAACACAAGAAACCTCGTAAGATTGAAATTGGTAATGAACTTAAAGAGTTTAAGCCGCAACTTCTACAAGAAGCAAAAGCAGCATAAACTCAGCGGGACTTCGGTCCCGCTTTACTTGGAGATATTATGACAAAGCGTGATAAAAACTTTCGCATGGCAAAGCAAACAAAACGGCGACTTGCTCTGCTATTCCCACCACTTAGAGGCTACTATAAAAATCTGATGATTAATGCTCAGATTGCCTCTGAAATTGTTCCAAAGACAGACAAAAAGAAAAGAGAAGTTGAAAAGGAAGAATAATGTCTATTCAGATGTATAGTCATTTTCATATGTCTTTTCCTTTCAACTTTAAGTCTGAGTGGATGTTTGCGACTTATGCTGGTGGAATGGAAGCATATAAATGGATGCCACCGGATGAAATGGGCACTTACAAGAACATTGGAAGACCTATACAAGATTTTAGACGCCACTATTTCAAAACTTCCGAAGATGATTTCCTTCGTGCATTGGGTCAACAGGCAACAGAGTATTGGTTACTCAAAGAAACTCCTGTGACTGACTATATTGGTTGCACAACCTATCGTAGATATTTGTTATTGGATAGAAACATAGAAAAGAATGTTGCAAAAATTTCAATGCCTGCAACACAAGCAAATGCCGACAAGTTTGGCACAAAAGAACAACAAGAGATTGCATTAGAATATTTACAGACGGCTGATGTTTTGACAAATCATTCAATTGCATTACCATTTTCAGTAGAGGCACAGTATCTTCAATCACAACCTAGTTTGTATTGGCAATTGTTCAAAGAAGCAATATATGATTTGTTTCCCAATTATCGTCAACATCTGACATGGTTTACGCATAACAATATTATCAACTATGAAACTTGTTACATTATGCGCCGAGATATCTTTGTGAGATATGCCACAGAACTGTTTGCAATCTTAGAAAACATTTGGCAGAATTCTGATGACAACTATCCCACACAACAAACAACCTCTGAGCCATTTCCGTGGAGATATCCTGGTTTCTTAGGTGAAAGATTTATGCCATTCTTTCTTTATGCAAACTCATTGAAAAAGATACAAGTACCTTTGGTGATATTAGAATGAAACAGAAATTTATTGATGCCCACATGCAAGCCGCAGAAGTCTATGCAAAACTCTCATCGGCAAGGAGACTACAAGTTGGTTGTGTAATTGTCAAAGAGAATACAATCATTGGCATAGGATACAATGGCATGCCTTCTGGTTGGGACAATGATTGTGAATATGCAGATTATTATGAAGATGGTGACTTTGTGATTAAATCAAAGCCAGAGGTTTTACATGCTGAAACGAATGCAGTTGCTAAAGTTGCAAGGTCTACAAATTCAACAGAAAATGCAGATTTGTTTGTTACTCATGCACCTTGCCTAGACTGTGCCAAGTTAATTTTTCAATCTGGCATTGGTCGAGTTTTCTATAGGGATACATATAGGAGTGAAGACGGTATAAACTTTCTTCGTCAATGTAATGTTGAGGTGAATCGTGTTTAACTTAACAAAGGAAAAAAACAAATGCAATTGACAAAAAACTTTTCACTAGCTGAAATGATTAAGAGTGAGACAGCACTTCGCCATGACATGGATAATACCCCTGGTGAACAGGAAATTGAAAATCTTAGAGTGCTATGTGAGCAAATACTACAACCGCTTCGTGATGCATACGGCAAAGGAATTAAAGTAAACTCTGGCTTTCGTCATCCAGAAGTTAACGCAAAAGTTGGTGGTTCGAAAACATCAGACCATTGTAGAGGACAGGCAGCCGACATTGAAATTCCTGGTGTGGCAAATGCTGAACTCGCTGAATACATTTCTCAGTATTTCGATTTCACACAATTAATTTTAGAATTCTATACACCTGGTATTCCTGATTCAGGTTGGGTTCATGTTTCATATGATCCAAAGAATCTGAAGAAACAAGTAATGACTGCAATGAAAGAGAATGGCAAGACAGTCTACAAACCTGGACTAATTGCTTAATAGATTTAATACGGCTGGTGCCTCTGCCATTGGTACGCACCAGTTCTTTTTACAATGAGGATATTATGTTAGTTACTCCTGATGAAATGATTGGTAAACCAGTTGGATTTACCTGCTCAACTTTTGACTTGTTACATGCAGGTCATATTCTAATGCTTGCTGAAGCAAAACAAGTGTGCGACTATCTCATTGTTGGTCTTCAAACAGACCCAACAATCGACCGACCAGAAATCAAAAACAAACCAGTTCAATCGGTAGTTGAAAGATTCGTTCAACTATCAGCAGTAAAGTTTGTCGACCAAATCATTGTGTATCAAACTGAAAAAGATTTGGAAGACATGTTGATGTTTTTACCCGTTACAATACGGTTCATTGGTGAAGAATATGAAGGTAAAGATTTTACTGGTAAAGAAATTTGTGAGAGTCGAGGAATTAAAATTTGGTACAACTCTCGCACACATCGTTTCAGTTCATCTGAATTGAGAAAACGCACCCACGAAGCAGAACTTACCAAGAGGATTTAATTATGACTAAAGTGTTTACAGATGTGCAGGTCTTTATGACAGCTGCAGGTCAAACTATTTCTAAAAACAATCCAGAACAAGCATTATTGTATCATAGATTGATTACAGAAGAATATCAAGAATTCTGTCAGGCGAGATTGGCCAATGATGATGTAGAAACTGCCGATGCTTGTTTTGATATGATATGGGTAATTGTTGGTTACATGTTGTCGAGAGGATGGAATTGTAGTAGAATTTGGGATGAAGGGGCATTAAGTAATTTGCAAAAGATTGATAATCAAACTAAAGAAGTTTTGAAACGAGAGGATGGCAAAGTTTTGAAACCAGATGGATGGAAACCACCAGACTTCAGTAGGCTTGTAAAATAATGGCATTCTTAGTTCACAATTTACCACCAGTTCAATGTTTCGTTAAGAAAGAATTTCTCTATGACTTTGAAAAAGGTCATGGTGAATTAGAGCCATGCATATGGATGACAATTAAGTGTATCAAAGGGCAAGCGTTTCGTATTGAAGCACTTCTGCCTAACTATGGTGCATTGTATGATAAACTACCACTACACGCATTTGTGTCTCGGCAAGACAACCTAAAAGATGCAACTTTGCCTCTAGATTACTTGCAAATATGGGATGCTTTGAGTTATAATATTACTGTCATTGAAAAAGATAACTTGCGAATGTTGAAATGTAAGTTTCTTGACAAAGACAGAAAGTGGCACTTTGGTGAGTATATGTTCACCTTAGATTTTTGTCAAAACGACCCTGGTTATTTGAATACAGGATTTTCTGAAACAGTTGAAGAACACAAAAGTTACAACTTTATCAAATTAGATAATGGTCAGTATGCGGCACAACCAAATAACAAGACCCTTTTCTATGATGCATCTTTGACTGTCGCTGAATTCAAAATGCCAGATTTCAAACTAGCAACAAAGTTATATTCAGTAGAGAAATACAACAAACACTCTGCAAGAAATAACAATGATTTTTTCTATGACTTTAAGGAAAGAAAAGAATGAACACCCGTGAAATTGCAAAACGGTTAGCAGTTGAACATAAACTACCAAGAGCCGAAAAATATGATTTGGCTTATCGTGCATTTGATGACATGGTTGAAGTCATTGGTTGGATGCAAGACCCAACTTATAACATGAATGACTTTGAAGGTCGTGAGATGCTTTTCCCTAAACGCTGGGTCACCATTGGTGTCCTTCCTTCGGAGACTGAGGTACATGTATAAAGTAACTTTCTATCCCAATTTTGAAGAACATAATTTTGTTTTCTTCAAATGGTTTAAAACTGCTGAAGAAGCCTTTGAATTTGCTGAGTCTAGAAACGAAGATATTAAAGAGATTAAAAAATATGACAATCAAACTAATTACACTTAAAACTGGCCAAACACTTATTGCACAATTAGACTGCACTGGCGAAAAAGAAATCTCCCTCAAAGAACCTGTTCAAGTTATTCTACAAAACACACAACAAGGACCAATGATGGGGTTTGCACCATTCTTGGATTATGCCGAAGAATTTTTGACAGGCATCAAAATCTCTATGGAAAATGTTCTTTGCCTGGCAACACCAACAAAAGAACTTACGAATCAATACAACAAAGTCTTCGGCAGTGGTATTCAAATTGCCTCTGCTCTCCCTAAAAATGTATTATAATGTATGAATGACTAAACAATATTATACCCATGTTCTAAACTTCGGTAACTTTATTCTTTACCGAGGTATCAAAGACGGTCGGAGAGTAAAAATAAAAATCGAATACTCTCCGACTTTGTTTTTTCCTACCAATAAAGATACCGAGTGGCGTTCTTTGCAAGGCGATGTTCTTGAGCCAAAGAAATTTGAATCAATTAATGCTGCAAAAGAATTTATCAAACGATATGAAGAAGTGCAAAACTTCAAAATGTTTGGTAACACACGACTAGAATATTCTTTTATTGCTGACACACAGAAAGGTGATATTGATTGGGACATGAATGACCTAGATGTTGCAATCATAGACATTGAGGTCGGTTCAGAGAATGGTTTTCCTGACCCAGCAAAAGCAGATGAACCAATTACTGCCATCGCCATTCGTAGATTGAAAGGCGGCATGACAGTTTATGGTTGTGGTGATTATGACAACACAAGAGATGATGTGAAATATGTGAAGTGTGCAGATGAATACACTCTCTGTAAAAACTTTCTGGCTGATTGGGAACAAAATACACCAGACATTATCTCTGGTTGGAATATTAAATTCTTTGATATTCCCTATCTACACAATCGTTTCAATCGAATTGTTGGGCCAGAACTCACTAAAAAACTTTCGCCTTGGGGTAAAGTGGTTGAACGAGAAAAATTAATTAAAGGTAAGAAACAAATTGCGTATGATATTTTTGGTGTGTCTTGTTTGGACTATATCGAACTCTATCGTTGGTATGCACCAAGTGGTAAGTCACAAGAGTCCTACAAATTGAATCACATTGCATCCGTAGAACTAGGCACAAACAAGATAGATTATTCTGAGTATGATAATCTTCATCAACTCTATCGTCTTAACTATCAAAAGTTTATTGACTATAATATCAAAGATGTAGAATTGATTATTGAACTAGAAGATAAGTTGAAACTGATTGAGTTGGCTGCCACTCTTGCGTATGATACGAAGACCAACTTTGAAGATGTATTCGCACAGACTCGCATGTGGGATTCAATGATTAATTGTTATCTCATGGAACGAAAAATCATTGTGCCACCAAAAGAACGCAAGATAAAAGAGTCTGCGTTTGAAGGTGCGTATGTGAAGGAACCACAAGTTGGCAAACACGATTGGGTCGCATCATTCGATTTGAATTCTCTGTATCCGCATTTGATTATGCAA